ACATAGTCCGGCGACAATGTGCGATTTTTTCGCATTAAACATCAGGGGGCTTGGGGGCCAAGCATGAAGATCCGCGATCGAATCAAAGAACTGCGACGAGTGAAGGCATCTGAGCTCCATCCGAACCCGAAGAACTGGCGAACACATCCGCAGGCACAGATGGATGCGATCCGTGGCGTATTGGCCGAAGTCGGTTTCGCAGGCGCAGAGCTCGCCCGTGAACTACCTGACGGATCGCTACAGCTAATCGACGGGCACGCACGAGCAGAGATCGCAGGCGATGCCGAAGTACCAGTGCTGGTGCTCGATGTCACTGAGTCCGAGGCGGACAAGATACTCGCGACGTTCGATCCGATTGGTGCGATGGCCGAGGCGGACGCATCGAAACTCGAAGAACTACTACGCGAAGTACAGACAGGCAACGAAGCACTAGCAGAGATGCTGGCGGATTTGGCAGAGGACAACAATGTTATTCCGCCAGATTTTGAACCAGGAACAGAAGATGACCAAGGCCAATTAGACCAACTAGAGCCTAAGATTGTAACCTGCCCGCATTGTAAAGCGGAGTTTGATTGTCGTGAGCAAATCTGATTTACGAATTGACTGGGCAACACATGCGGCGGCGAAGTATGCATGTGAGAACTGGCATTACAGCGGTTGTGTGCCATCGTTCAAACGATTGAAAGTCGGTGCGTGGGAAAGAGGCAAGTTTATCGGCGTTGTGCTATTCGGACAAGGCGCGACACCGGAATATGGTAAACGTTTTCAATTGCCGATTACTGGCGTTTGCGAACTTACACGAGTCGCGTTGTCTAAACACACAATTTCCACATCGCGTATTTTGGCGATCGCGTTAAAATTTCTAAAAAAACAATGCCCAGATATTAGGCTGGTGATTTCATTTGCGGATTCATCACAAGGGCATCACGGCGGGATCTATCAGGCAACGAATTGGATATATGACGGAGCGGTTTCAACACACGGATATCGAGTAAACGGCAAAATTGAGCATCCAAAAACGTTGCATAGCAGATATGGCAAAGGCGGGCAGTCGATTCCCTGGCTGCGTGAACACGTTGACAAAAAAGCCGAAAGGGTTACTGCTGCGATCAAACATCGCTACCTAATGCCTCTCGATGATGAAATGCGAAAGCAGATTGAGCCACTAAGGAAGCCATACCCAAAGCGCGTTCAAAGTGTAGAGAGCGACACGGCAAGTTTCCAACTTGAGGAGGGCGGTGCGAATCCGACCTGAACGCTTTATGGGCATTCGTGACACTCGCATGATGGCACGCGCACTAACGCAGCGGTGGCCGATTGATCCAGAGCAACGCAACCTGATGATGCGGGTTTTGATGAAGATCGCAGCCGATGCCAACAATTCACCGCGCGAACGAACCTCGGCAATCAAGGCACTGATCGCAGCAGACCGCAACAACATCGAACAGGAAAAGCTCGCACAAATCGACGAGCATCATTCGGAGAAAATGCAAGGTGAGCAACTGGATCGAATCGCTAACGCAGCTCAACGACTCGGACTTGCACGAGTTGTTGACGCAATTGCCCAAGACCGATCAGGAAGCCATTCTGCTGGCAATGTCGAAGCAAGCGGAACCAGAGGTGGTTTGGAAGGACGAAAAGACTCGCGATCGTGAACGCAAAGCCAAGCAGCGTGCATCCGGCAGAGCCATAACTATTCCGCCACCAGTCAACGTCGCACGACGCAACGCCTGTCTTGCCAATCCAGAGCTATTACTGACGACCTACTTTCGAAGCACCTACAGCGAATCCTTCACCGCAGATCGTCGCGACATGCTATCCTCGATTTGGCGTGCGGCTCAGTACGGCGGGGATCAAGCGATCGCAGCTCCGCGCGGCGAAGGCAAGACCACGATTGCGATGGACGGTGCGTTCACATTGATGCTGGCGGGCAAGTCACCGTTCCCAGTCGTCATTAGCAAAAACCAAGACGCAGCATCGGATGAACTCAAAGCACTGCGCGAACGCATCCTGAACAGCGAAGACTTCGAGGCCGACTTTCCAGAGATCGGCATTCCGCTGGTCGCAATCGGTGCCTCGACCGCCAATGCCAGACTGCAAACCGTCAACGGCAAATTCATCGGCATGTACCTCGGCGTTAAGCACTTCGCACTACCGAACATACCGACCGAACTACTCGGCTGGCCTGTAGGCATCGAGTCCGTTGCCCGTGGCCAAGTGATCGGTGCAGTCGGCATCGATGGTCGTATCCGTGGTTTCAAATTTCGCTCGCAGCGTCCGACGCTCGCAGTGATCGACGACATCGAGGACAAGTATTCTGCGAACAGCGATGACACCATTGCCAAAAACGAAACCACGATCGAGGAAGACATCGGCGGCATGGGTTCATCGGCCAAGCGCATCGCTCGTGTCTATCTATGTACGACGCTAAACCGCAAGTGTAACGCATACAAATACACCGATCCAAAGCAGAAGCCATCATGGAATGGTCGCCGGTATCGCAAGATGCTGAGGGAACCAGAACGCATGGACTTGATCCAGCAGTACATTGAGTTGCGGCAATTGCGCGGCGAGAAAGATCCTGACGCACGCGAGGCATTCCGCTTCTATCGCGACAACCAAACCGAAATGGAACGTGGCGGCGAGGTCAGTAATCCGGCATCGTTCAACTCCGACTTGCACGCAGACGGCCAGCCGCTTGAGCTATCGGCAATTCATGCGTACTACAACCGTGTTGCCGATGTTGGGAAGAAAGCCGTTGCCACCGAAATTGATAACGATCCGCCGGAAGAAGTCGGGCCGCAAAGCATGGGCCTGACCGCTGAGATTGTGGCAAGTCGTGTCAGTGGTTTATCGCGACGGCAGATACCCGCCAACGCAGAATACCTAACAGCCGGTATCGACATCGGCAAGTACAATTGCCACTGGACTGTCTGCGCCTGGTGGCGTGGTGCTGGCGGCGTCGTCGTCGATTACGGCATTGCCGAAGTCACGGGCAATGATAACGTGCGGCACAAAGATATGCAGCGCGACATCGAGGCATCCGAACCAGCGATCTATCGTGCGCTGCTCAACTGGCGTGAATACGTCATCAACACCGAATACCTCGACGCAACAGGCCATCCTCGAAAAGTCAACATGGTGCTATGTGACAGCGGATCGTACACTAACGCCGTGTATGAGTTTTGTCGTCAGGTGCGAGGTATCTTTCGGCCAAGCAAAGGATTTGCAAACTACAGGCCAAAGAAGCAATCAAGCGAAACCTGCGTCGCGGCAGAGCATCAGCACGCACAATGGATCGAATCATCGCAGATTTGGCTACAGGAACTCGATACCGACTACTGGAAACAGTGGGTACACGAACGGTTTCTGACACCGACGTTCGACGAAAACAACATGCTACGTGCTGGATCGCTATCAGTATTTCAGCCGGAAGGAAACCGCAGGCATTTAAGCTACGCGCAGCATATCGTGGCCGAGCAATTGATCCGTGAATTTGTCCAAGGAAAAGGGGAACGCGAACGATGGGACGTGCAAAATCCAAACAATCACTGGCTCGACGCAACGTATCTGGCGGCAGCGTGTACGGAAGCGTTGGGAATCAAACTGATCCTACCAAGCGAGATCCGGATTGTCGCGAATCCAAACCGGCCTACCAAGCCAGCACCACAGCCGAAGCAATCACGTCCGCAGCACGGATCGATGTTTCGCCAGAGGCCGGGCGGGTGGATACCAAAGCGCAGATAAGACCGAAGCCAAGAGAATTTGAGGCTAAACAATGCACTTTATGCGTCAACCTTAGACCAATAGGCAAAAACTATAGTCGTGTTTATTCCAAGCACGGAAAAGTTCGCTATTGCAAATGCGGCTTTTGCGGTAATACCTGGGCACAAGAAGGTTAGTTTTTTCAGTGTCATTGCTATTGGAATAGCAAAACATTTTTCCGTTGCTTGTCGCTAATGCTAGATTCAGTCGCATGGCAACAGCAGCATCTCTACTAGCACTGATCGATTCCGCAATCGAAGCACTCCTGACCGGCGGTGCGTCGTCGTATAGCATCGGCGCGCGAACAGTGACCAAGCTCGATTTGGGTACACTACTCGAAGAGCGTCGCCAACTGCAAATACAGGTCAACCGCGAAGTCGGCAGTGGCAGCGTAAGCCTCGGCAAGATGACGAGGCACCGCCGATGATCGGACGCTTAATCGACTCCATCGTGTCGGCGGTGTCGCCATTATCCGGCCTACGCAGAGCACAGGCACGCAAGCTATTGCGTAGCTATCAAGGCGGCGAACCGTCGCGCGTGGCGACGTCACGAAATCCTAAAAATCAGCCTGCCGACATGGAATTGATGGGGCCGTTCGGTGCCGACAGACTCAGAGCGTGGGCACGCGATATGGTTCGCAATAACGCCTACGCTTGGGGCGTCGTCGATACCATAGTTTCATCTGTCGTTGGCTGTGGGATTAAGGCGCAGTCCACCTACGAAACGCCAGACGGCGAAGACGTAGAAATCGTTAACGACGCTCGCGATAAAGTATGGTCCGAGTGGTGTGAAGTCTGCGATGTCAACGGACAGTACACGCTAGAAGAAATGCAGGCCGCGATTCAGCGCGAAATCGTCGAAGCCGGTGAAGTCCTAGTTCGGATCGTGCGAACCGCCGACAATATCTTCAACGGCATTTTGCGTCCGGTGCCACTAGCACTGGAGCTGATCGAGGCCGACAGACTTGCAGGCGACAAGGACACCTATGCAGCTCGACTCTCTGCCGATAGCGGCAATCGAATCATTCGAGGCGTCGAAGTCGATGACCTCGGCAAGCCAGTAGCCTACTGGATCTACAAGGACCACCCGCTACAGCCCTATGCATTCACACGCACGCCAGAACGAATCCCAGCCAACGAAGTGCTGCACTTATTCCGTCGCGATCGAGTCGGGCAAACGCGCGGCGTGACGTGGTTTGCACCGGCACTATCTTGGATTCGCGACCTCGGCACCTACGTCGATAACGAACTGCAAGCATCGGCTGTGGCATCGTGCTTTACTATCGCGATCAAGAGTCATACGCCGGTCGGCAATCTCTTTGATCCTGACGGCGGAACGGGCACCGATACGGCAGGCAATCGCCAGCGATACGTCGAGCCGGGAATGATTATGGAGCTGCAGCCGGGCGAAGATGTCGTCGGCCTCAATCCAGGCCGTCCCAACGCAGGCGCAGAGCCGTGGATACAATTGATTCTTCGCGGCATTGCAGTCGGTACAGGACTATCCTACGAGGTCGTAGCACGCGATTACAGCCAGACATCCTACTCGTCGAGTCGAACCAGTCAGCTCGAAGATCGTCGCCGATTTCGGTGCTGGCAGCAGTATTTGATTCGGCACCTATTACAGCCGGTGTGGGACGCATTTAGCGATGCGGCAGCAATATCCGCGATTCAAGGCTTTGCAACATCGACCGAACTACTCGAAGATCGTCGCCGGTTTGCGCCGGTCGAATGGCAGACGCCAGAATGGGAGTGGGTCGATCCGCAGTCTGAGCAGACCGCCAGCGAGATGGCCCTGAACTCGTTCACCGACACCTATCAAAACGTACTGGGTTCGCGTGGCCGATCTTTCCGCAGCGTGTTTTATCAGCGGGCCAAAGAAGAACGGATGCGAAAGAAGCTCGGCCTAATTACACCGCAAGAGCAGCAGCAACAGATCAGTGCGGCACAAACGGCGGCGATGCAGCCAGAAAAGCCAGCAGAGGCAACACAGGCCGCGACACAGCCACAGGAAAAGCGTCAAACCGGCACCGGCGAAATGATGGGCCTATCGACGCTTCAGTTCAACCGCAATCGGAAAGCGATCGCCAAGACACTGCAAGAGTTGGCTGATAAGACAATTTCGCAGACGCAAGCAAGAGTATTTTTGTCGTCAATCGGCATGAGTCCCGATAACGTCGAGGCGTTGATTGCCGATGCGATCGATGGCAGCGTAGACACAAAACTACCGGAGGCTAGCGATGCCGTATAGCGTCGAAGAATCCGAAGCCTGTCCGATTGGCAAGCCGTATGGCGTCATCAAGCAAGGTGGCGAACTGATGGGCTGTCATGCGTCTGAGGTTGATGCCGAAGAGCAAATGGCGGCACTCTATGCCAGCGAAGGTATCGAGCGTGCGAAATACGACGACATCGATTTTACACCACCCGAAGGCGTTCGCGAAGAAGCGCAAAAAGGACTCGATTGGCGGAAGGAACACAATCGCGGCGGAACTGCAGTCGGTGTCGCACGGGCACGTGATTTGAGCAATGGTGTGGCAGTCAGTCCTGATACGATCCGCAGG